GCATTGTTTATTATTGAAGTTATTACACCTCTGTTTTCTACTAAAACATTATTGAAGCTACTTGAATCTATTGCATCAATATTAAAATTAACATTAACAGTTCCACCACCTGTTCCTCTAGCATTTTGTTGAATTTGACCTGATGAGTTTGGTACAAATACCTCTGGCCCTCTTTCTCCTACTACAACAGGTTTTCCTTTTGATACTGCACCACCTGAAGCCATACCAGCAAATCCAAAAAGTGCCATTGGATTACCTGACATAGCCATCATAGCCATTTGTATTTTAAGTTGTTTTTTCATCTGATCTGTTTTCTTTTGTTCTAAAATTAATTCTATTTGTTTTCTTAAAATTAATTCAATAGTAAAGGAAAGTAATTTAACCATTATTGCTTGGGCTAAATTTCTCATTGTTTCTTCTAAATTTTTTCCTAATACAACTGCTTCAGCTAAAGCATCTGAAAATGATTTAATTCCTTTATTTAAACCTTGTCCAATAGTTTGACCTATTGATGTCACTTTAGCCATCATATCTGCTAATGCTCCACTATTACCCTCTTTTATAGTTGAAAAAATAGCTTTCCAATTTCTTTGAATAGCTTCAGTTATAGTTTCAACCTTTTTAGGAAAAACAGTTATTCCCTCATCTTGTTTAGGAATTTTGGGAATAGTTTTTCCTGTTAATCCCATTATTTCTTTAAGTTTTTTAATAATTCTATCTAAATTTGCTATAACTATAACTGCACTACCAATTAAAAGATTTTTTCTTACAGCCGCATTAAATCCCAACATAGCACCTTTTGCGACTCCAATGGCAACAGCTAAATTATAAAAAAATCCAACTAATTTTAATGATAAATAAATTCTAAATAATTCAGTAAGTATCTTAATATTATCTGATAAAAATTTCATGGCAGAAGCTGTACCTCTAATAGCTGAAGATAAAACATTACCTACATTCTGTCCAAATTCTTTTACTTTTTGTTCATTATCTTCAATAGTTATTTTTAAATCTCCAAATTGTTTTTTAAGTTCTCCAAAAAAACCCTCTGATATATAAACTTGTAATCTGAATAAAGCATCTTTTAAGTTTGATATTGTTCCAAATAAAGTTTGTGATAAATCTCCCATAAGACTTCCAAACTCTCCACCTGTGCCAAATGCTTTACTTAATCCCTTTATTGACTCTTTAGCATTATAAGAAACACCAGAAGTAAAACCAGCCATAGCAGATACACCACGATCTCTAAATAAATCTGCCGCACCAATACTTGAACCAAATGATCTTTGAATTTGTGTAGCCGCTAAAGCAAAATCTCCACCTAATAAGGTTGCAGTATTTCCTGTGATAGTCATTAACTCTTTAAAATCTATACCAGCCGCGGCCGCTTGTTTTCTTACTGTTGCTAATGATGTTACACCTTGTTGAATATTTTTAAGTTCAAATGGAGTTGTTTTTGCAAAATCTAGTATATCTTTTAAAGCTTTTTTTCCAGCACTAGCACTACCCATTAAACTCTTTAATTGAACACCCAACATTTCAACTTGAATACCAGCATTTACAATTCCTCTAATTGCTAGTCCAGCACCTAAACCTATAAAGGCATTTCTTAAATTAAAGACAGATTTTTTAACTCTAGCAAGACCAGCTTGAAGATTATTTAAGGCTTGTTTTGACCTATCCTTTGCTACTATATCTATTTTAAGTTTTTGTGTTGCCATTATTATTTTCTATGTTGAGCCATCCTCTCTTGACTTTTATACTCATCTTGTTCTTTTTTCAAGTAAGCTAACCAAAGATTATAATGGCTTACAGGCATATCTAAAACTTGTTGGTATGTAATATGAAGTCTGTCGGCTACTGCTAATTGCGACCTGATGTCAGGGTCGCTATTTACTTTTTTTCAGCATCCTCGTAATTAGTGTCTAGTAAGATTTTATTGGCTATTCCAGCAATAACATTGGAGTCTGCTTTTTTTCTTAAAGCAAATTTATCCTCTACTTCAAAAGCTTTTTTCATTTCGCCTTTGTCATCTTTAACCATTAATTTCATTATAAGTAAATCAACTAATACAGTTAAGTCTTGAAAGTTATTTGATTTTTTAAAGATAATGTTTTTTTGTTCAAGAGTTAATGGTTCTGAATAAAAGACAGACGCATTTCCATTATCATCTTTCCACTCCTCAACTTCAATAGTGATAGTTTTAAGAGTTTCAAAATGTGTTTTAACTCGATCAATAACTGACATAAATCAGATTATACAGTTCCTATTGTTAAAGCACCTGTGCCTTGAAAAGTAATTGATTTAGTTACCATGCTATCTAAAGAATTATTAACACTCATTCCTGTTACAATTCCTGAACCTGTGTAAGTTCTATCTCCAGAAGTTGTACCCTCTGGATATAAGATAAATGCAATTTGTGAACCAGCTAATAGAGTATTTTGTACTGAATCTCCTCTATTAAAATTCACATCAATATTTCCTGAAAATGCAGTTGTACCAGCAGTAAAAGATTTTACCGATTCTCCTAAAGCAGTTGTTTCAACAACATCTCCTGTTGTTTCTAATCCAAATCCTGTTACATCACTTATTACAGAACCACCAGCTTTGATAACACCCTCTTTGCCATGAACTATCGCCATTATTTCTCCTTATTATCTTTTTCTTTTTGTTTTATTGTTATTTTTGGTTTCGCAACTTCTTCTTGCTGACCAGATTGCTTATAACCAAGACTTTTATAATATTCAAGATTATTTTTATTTATAAAAATCTCATCTTGTCCTTTTATCATTTTAATATCTTTAGTCATAATTACCTTTTATTCCTTTTCTTCTCCATCGTCAATATCATCTTCATTTAATTCTTCATCTTCTATTTCAGTTTCATCAAAATCTTCTTCATCTTCATCCAATGATTTTTCTTCTCTTAATTCTTCTAATAAGTCTTTCACTTCTTCGCAAAGCATAGACTCTTTGTCGTGTAGGTGTTCAATTTTATCTATTTTTTTTTGTATTTTATCTATAAGTTTATCTGACATTTTTCTCCTATGGTGTTCCAGCATCATATTGATACATACATCTAACAACCATCCTTATTCCACCAACAGGAAACAAAGTACCCTCGTCAGTTTCTACTTGCACAACTTCTGTATCAAGTGCATTGGAATCTCTAGTAATATCACTTTCTAAAGCAGTTTCAATAGCTGTAATTAAAGCATTTCTCAATGTATCTATATTGGTATCAGAACCTTTTACAAATCCCAATATTACAAAATCAATAGTTCCTGATCTTGTTTTAGCACCACTTCCTAATTCTAAATCATCTCTATTTTCTTCAGAAGTTTGTACTATTACTGCTGGATATTGTTGTTGTGATAGTTCTTCCAATTCAAAAGGTTGTCTAGTACATAGTTTGACATCAGGAGAACTAATGGCATCTATTACTGTTTGAATATTATTCGCTATGTTTTCTCTTACACTCATATTCTCATCGCATTAAGTTGTCTTATCATAAATTTATTAAATCCCTTTTGTATAATGGATTCTGTTCTTTGATTAAAGCCAAAAAATTCTCTTTTGGGTTCATTTAATACTTGATTAAATAATGCTCTTTTTCTCATTTGGGCATTGGAAAAATTTACACTAACAATATTCTTTCCTGTTTTTCTTATTGTATTGCCACTAGGAGTTAAAGCACCCATCATACGACCTGAATAAAATAAATCTACTGCTGTTTTTTTACCCTCTCTTTGTAATTGTTTTAAATATCCCTCAGAGTAAGGTGCAAATGGAGAACCTCTATAATCAATTCCTTTGCTTGTTTTAGTTCTGATAATATCTAATAAATGAAATCCAGCTTGTAGAAGTCCTTTATCAATTAGTCTTGGGAGTTTTTTCTCCAATCTTTTATATTTTTTTTGGAGTTCTTTAGAATTTGTTTTTATATTTGCTTTAAGCATTACCTATTTAATCTTCGTAAGCCATGCAAAGGTTCTCTTTCACTTGTAGAGATTGTTCCACCAGCATCGCTATCGTATTCAACACCATCTTCTAAAATAGTTTGCATTTCTTTGTTGTATTGTGCAGTATAAAATTCAATCATTCTTTCAAATCTATCTTTATCAGCTTCAGGTCTAAATTTAGTTAATGCTGGTAAAAAAAATCTTGACATAAATAAATATGCACCAGCCCTTTTAAACTGATCTAAATTAACTTTTGTATTAACCATTTCTACTGTGTTTAAAACTGTAATATCTGTATAGACATTTGATTTATAAACAGGCCACCATCTTGTTCTTAATTCTCTTAAAATATCATTTGTGGTTTGTGTAATAAAAAATGCTACTTCAGAAGTTCCTGATGCAATACCAAACTCATATATATCAGCTTGATAGTTAGATACATCCCCAGCATTTATTACATCTGCTCCTGTAAAATTAGCCATATTAACCTACCAATACACAAATAATTACAACAGCAATAATAATTCCAGCAGTTACTTTAGGATTATCTTGTGCCATCTTCCAATATTTTTTTAATTGTTTCATTTCTTTTTCCTTGTTTTTTTTTTCTTAGGTTTAAATTGTACTACTTTATCAGTTACTTCTTTTAAAGTAGTTTTCTTGATTTCTTTTTTGACTTTATCAAGAGGTGTAAAACCTCTTTTAGTAAAATGATTTATATTAGCTTCGTATTGTACTTTTGATCTAGTAATGGTTTTTTTCCCATTTGTTAATTTTATATCCATAATATCTCCTTTTATATCCTATGGCGAGTTTCCTCGCCATAGAAAAGTAGTTATTAGTTGATTACTGATTCTCCAAGTATTTCTACACCATAAGAGTCATGTAATTCGCCAACACCATAAACTGCTGTTGCTACGATTTCATCTGCTCTTAAAGACGCATCTCTTTGAGTTTCAATTTTCAAGTCTTGCATCATAGCTAGACCTAAAGCATCTTTGTGGAAGATACCACCTTTACAGTTGTCTGTGTCAGAAGTTCCATCAACATTTGAAGTTTCAAACATTTGAACTCCAGCGATGTTTCCAACATATCCTGTTCTTAATGCTTCGTTAGTTAAGTCATTAGGATTAGGATTAACAAAAGTATTAGTTAAGTTTTTCTTCACATTGTATGCAACCTTTGGATTCAGTACACCAGCCAAAGGCATTGGTACTGCCGCTTGTCTTAAAGTTGCTACTGCTTCAAAGATTTTAGCCACAGTTACTTCTGCTCCAGCACTACCTACTACTGATGAAAAACCATCAAATAATGCTGTTAAGTCTGTGTCTATTTTTTTTGCAATCGCTTCTCCGAATAATTTACCAATATCTGCCGCCACATTTCTTGGAGCAGAATTTCTTGCTAAATCTGTTAGAGTAGTCATAATTCCATTTTCTGATGCACTAATAGTTACAGAAGATGGGTTAATTGCTGTGTTAGATAAATCAGATGCTTCCGATACCGCCGCCGCAGAAACTGCCGCATAGATTGGAACTTCAACTGACTTTCCACCACCACTTATAGCATAGTTCTTTACAAGTGGTCTCATTACTGATCTTTCACTTGCTACGAACAATGCTTCTGCTACAATCTCAGTATATAATTCCGAGAGTGTAGAACTTGTGCTTTCGTTTGCCATTTTTTTTGTCCTTTATTATTTATTTGTTAAATTAATCTGAGTAGGTTTTGAATCTCGTTCTTTGCGATACTCTGCATATTTAGCACGATCTTCTGGCTTACCCATATCTAAATCCTGAATATTGAAAGGTTTTACAGTTTTACCACCGATGCTCTGCTGACTCCCTGAACCAGCCAATGACCCTTGCGAGAAATGTGGGTTGGCATCTAAGAACTCTTTTACTTTTTCTTCAATCGTTAAAAGTTCGCCTTTAGAGTTATACCTAATATTTTTATTATTATCAAGTATTTCAACTCTATTATCGTCATTTAATCTTACTTCGTCTTTCAACAAAGAAACAACTTGGCTTGGCGATATAGCTTTATTTCTTGAAGCAACAGAAAGTATTTGATTATCAATTCTTTCTTTTTTAATTGCTTGTTTGTAATTAAGAATTTCAGTATCTTTTTCAGCTATTCTTTCTCTCATAAGCTTTTCAAGTTCTGATTTTGATTTAGCTTCTTGAACTTGTTTAGCTTTTAAAGCTTCTTCTTCTTGCTTTTTAACTTCGTCTAACTGTCTTTGATGTTTTGATTTTTCAGCTTCTAATCTTTGTTTGACTATTCTATCAACATCTTCTTGATTAAAAGTTGTACTTGGTTTTGTTTCGTCAGTTTTAGTTTCTTTAACTTCAGCTACCTGAACATCATTTTGCGGTTGATTAACCTGTTTGTCATCTGACATTTTTTCTCCTATTTGTTAATATCCTTGATTTATCAGTATTATTTGAAATTGTCAAAATTCCTCATCTTTTATAAATGAATAATTACCTACTTTCTTTGCTATTTCAGGTAATCTTAAAGAAAAAGCTTCTGATGACCATGAATATAAATACTTATCATTTTCATCTGTAAGTTCTTTTCCTATTTGAACAAATCTATTGTAATCATCAACAGATAAGTTTTTTTTATCTACTATGTTTTGTGCTTCTTCTAACAATGTCATTATTGCAACTCCTCTATTAGTTTTATAAATTGTGGGTCTATTAAGTCTTTTCTTTTGCCCATTTCATATAATGAAAAATTTTCTGCAAACCATTCATGAAAATTTTTCTTAGCATAATTTGATGGGTATTTTTTTGATGTTATTTGAGTAATTTGTGATTCTACCTTTGATATAAACCCAATACCATAATTAGAAGTATCTTTATTTACATATTTCATTTGATGAACATGGTGTCCAAATTCATGGTACATTGTTTGTCTTAATTTTTCTAAATCATTATCTAAATAATGATCTACACCAAATGGTCTATCATATATTTTTCCTTTATATTTCCAATTAATAGTTTTATCTCCATATTTCCATTTTTTATAAGTAGCCATACTTACATTTGTTTTATTTATTTTATTCATGCCATCTACAAATTTTTTTTGTGCTAAACTAAAATTTAATTTATCAGGATTTACTTTTAAAACACCATCTCCCATAGCCATAACAGCATTACCTTGTCTGTTTGAGTAAATACCTCTTAATCTTGGTATATTATATTTATCTGCTAAATCATTTAACTCATCAAAAATAATAGATATTTTTGTTGCATTTTCTTCTGATAAATTTTTTAAAACTGTTTTTCCTATATATTGTTGTCCACTAAATCTATTAATAATTCTTCCATCAGGTAATCTTGGGTATCTTGAATCTTGTAATCCTTGTTGAACAATTTTATTTATTCTTTTTTCTGATTCTTTTAAAGATACAGTTCTAATATTTGTTAGTGTTATTGGATTCGCTAAAGAAGAAACATTGACAGCTTTTTCTTTTTTAATTATTGGCTTTCTTGTCTTTAATAATGCTGACTCCTCTCCATCTTCTTCGTACCAATCAGGATTAACATAACTAAACTGATGTCTGCAATTATAACCACCTCTATTAACCATTGGAGTTCCTGATTTCTTACCACTCCAAGAGTTGCTATTCCATATTCTAGTTATATCAGCAATAGTATAAATACCTTTGCCACTTCTATCATAGACTCCATTAATCATGTTTCTACAATGTGATCTGGTTGTGGGTATTACATCTCCATAGTATTTTACATATTCTAGTCCAGCATCTTTAGCTTTATTAAAATTTAGTGTTGCATCAAAATCTCTTAATGAATCATTAAGTATTTGACCAGCATATCGTTTCATGTTCTCGCCTATTCTAGTTCTTGCATATTTACTTTGTAATTGTTTGATTGCTATATCAACTCTGTCTTTTAATGCTGGATTATCTCTATTTCTTTTTACATAATTTACTAATCTATTTACTGCTGGGTCTTTAGAGTTTGCATAGATTCCATTAATAGATTCTCTTAATTCTTTTTCTAATACTGTAAATTCAGTTCCAACTAATGTGTTTTGATAAACTTTATCTGATAATATTCTTGTGAAATTGTTTGATACATCTTTAAACTGTGTGTAATATTGTTGCTTTAAATTTTTAACTAATGCTAAATCTCCCTTAGTGAGTTCTTGAAATTCAGGTGGTATAATACCTATTGTTTTAAATTGTCTTTCAATTCTTTTAGCTTGTTCTCCAAAACCTTTTCTAACTACTCTATCTGCAAAGGGTAAATATTCTTTATCAAGTATTGCTTTTATCTTTGGTCTTATTGCTACTGCACTTTGTAGTTCAATAAGCTTACCAGCATCTCTTGGTAAAGTAGTATCTGCTAATGATACTATTTGTTCTTCTATTTTATCTAAGGCTCTTGTTAATGATTCGTAATATTCAACTTCGGCTTTTTCAATACCTGTTATTCTGTATTTCGTTAATTCTTGTACTATATCCGACATTCATTATATCTGTTCTTCGGCTACTGTTTCTTGTTGTACTTCGTCTTGGGTAAATTCTCCAACTTCAGACTTTGTATCTATTTCTTCAAATATTTCATTTAGTTTTTCGTCATCATCAATTACTGCTCTTGCAATTTCTTTATCAACTTCTTTACTAAATGTAGGAGAGCCAATGTTCATAGATTTTGCTTGTTGGTAATAAACTAAATCTGAAGCATAATCTCTTATGTTAAATGAATCAGGGTAATTTATTTCTCCATTAAATTCTGTGTTTTGGAATAGAGCATAAAGTTTAAATAATTGTTCTTCTGCTAATTGTAAGTTATCTGCTTTTTCAGATAGTCTTGCATTAAGTAATTCAAATTCTGTTTGTAAAGCTATTCCACTTGATACTGCTGTTTTAGTTGTTCTTACTGCTCCTGTATGTGCAATTCTATTTATAGCTTCAACCTTTTTAGTTATTGAATCCATAATAGATTGTAAGTTAGAACCTGATGGCTGTAATAGATATGGTTTTAGATTTGGTTCTATTTCTTCAGGCATTTCTATTATTGCACCAGCACCAGCACTAGCATTTACCGATGGAGTCTTAACTAATGATGGATGATTTGTTAATCTAATAAGTTGCTCTATTTCAGAGAACTCATTGTAGATTGCTTTCTGCAAATCAGCAATATCAGTTAGGTCAGATTGGCCAATACCTCTTTTGTGCGATTTGGCATTGTATAAGATAACTGCTGGTATCTTACCAATCTGATTATCGGCAGTATCTATTAAAGTTGGTTCTGAACCATCTGCTTTTAAATAAACAGTATCTATTCTATCAGGAAACCACATTCTATAATAAGTTCCACCACTTCTATCAACTTCTTCTCGCACTTTTAAATAATCCAAAGAGTATTTTCCATTTACCTCTCTTTTGTAATTCCAATCTAAAACATTTTCAGGAGTTACAATAGAAAGATAAGGTCTAATGTCTTGTTGCAGTTCATCGGCTTTTGTTTTTGTAATAACTTTTGGTTTGTCTAAAATTAAAAAACAATGTCCATAAATTGAAGCATAATTTTGAGCCTGTTTCATAACTGTTGTAAAATTATTTCCATCTAGGTCAGTATCTTTCATAAAAGTTTCTAAACTAGATTCATCTGCCATATCTCCAAAATCTCTTGAAGCTTTTACTCTAAAAAGAAATGAAGAATAAATTTGAATAATATTTTTACAATGATTGTCGCAAGGAGTGTTTGCAAGTCTTTGATTAAACTCGTTGTCAAGTTCTAAATTATATCTGTTTAAATATTGACCGACCATATAGTCATAGCCACCATTATACGATCTAATATAATATTCCCAATTACTTATTGCTTCTTTGAAATCTTTATGAGTATCTATTGTTTGATCTTTGCTGTATGCCATATTGCCTTTGTTTAATATTCCATCTTTCAGGTTGCCTAAATGGTGCTTGAATAGTCAAAGGTTTTACATAATCTATTAAATAACCCAAAGCATCATTCATGTGGTCGTAACCATCTTCCTTATCAGGAATATTTGTATTCTCCTTGTATATTTGTCTTTGTAATCCTTTTATCAATGTTTTGCAAGATTGTGAAACAAAAATATATCTCTTTCCCTGAGAATCTTTGAGTCTTGAATTAACTGCATTGACTCTATCACGAATTGCTGTGTGTTTAAATTTTGCTTTAACTTTGAATCCAGCATTTTGTAAAATACTTAAATCTGTTCTCCCACCAGCAGATGTTTTTCTTTGTCTTGAAGCTGGGTCAGGATATATAAAGATAGGTATTTTAGTTCCATATCTATCATGTATTTCTTGGCACATTTCATCAGTATTACTTGAATAAATCACTATCTCATCAACAAAATAAATCTTTTCTTTTTCTATTTGTGCTACACAAGCAGACATTGGGTCAACATTGAAGTCCATTCCAATATGTAAAGGTTTCTTCCAATCTATTTGTTTATCATTAACACTTTCAACAGGATGGAAGTTATAATAAACAGCACCAGCATAGTTCTCAAATGTACCCTCAAACTCTTGTCTAAATGTTCTAACATCTAGGTCTAATCTAGCTTGTTCAAGTTCTTGCTTATTAACCATTCCACCATCTAGTGTAGTAAATTGAAAACTCTCCCATTCTTCATCTTGCTTTCCTTTAAGATACATTTCATAAGACCAATTACCATAACCTCTTGGAGTTCCTGTAAATAAAACATCTCCTAAAGTGTCAGCAATAGAAGCCCTTAATACTTCAAACCATGTTCGTTTATCAATATCAGCAAACTCATCTAATATTAAAAAGTTAATTCCTGTACCTCTTAAAGCATCAGGTTGATCTGCTGATTTTAAGCTTATAACACTATTGGATTTCTTGATTCTTATGGTTAGATTTGTTTCGTTAATATCTTCTATCCAATTAAACTCGTTTAGAATTATTTTAAGATTAGACCAACATATTTCTTTAGCCATCTTAAAGGTCGGTGCAACATACCAGATATTCTGCATAGGTTTCGTTGCATACTTCATCATTTCAGTAATACAAAGATAGGTCTTACCAAATCTTCTACCTGATATAAGAACTCTGAATCTTTTTTTAGATTGACTTACTTTATGTTGACTTTTTGTTAGAGAAATCTTCATAACAACCAAACTTTATGAATATCTTATTTTTGTTAATTTCATCCCTACCTATTGCAACTAATTTGTCGTGTGCTTTTATATAACCATCTACCATACAATCATATCCATCTTTATATAAAAGATCAAACTTGACAGGTGGTAAGCATTGTGTTCCTTGTGCTGTACTTGCACAGATAAACATAGTTAATATAAAATTCATTTATCATTCTTCCTGTTCTTGTAATATTTCCTGTGGGTTTGTACTCTCCAAGTCCAATGGAATATTGACCTTGATATTTTGCCTATCTTTTCTATTAACCAATCTATCATTATAAATTCTCACTTCGTTTTCGTATGTCCTATCTTCGTCTGTCATATTATTTTAATAAAATTTTTTTAATTGATTTTGAGCCATCTTTATTAATCTCTACTTCAGCTTTAGTTTTTATACATTTATAAGTAACTGTTTCGCTGTATTGTCGTTCAGCTTCTCGCTTTCCACGAAGACACATACCCATTGAATCTTGGATTCTATGCTCCTTGATCTCAAAATTTACAAACATTAATAATGCTATAACTGTTTCCATTTAGTGTGTACCCCCATTTTTATAATGTATTTCTCTATTTTGATCTTTAAGTTTTTCTATATCTTCTAAAACTTTGTCCATTTGTTTTCTTAAAAATTCTATATTAACTTTATTCAAAGCCATTGATTCAATATGTTTGTTCAGCTTATCGGTGGACTTATATAAATCCTCTATCATCATAAATTGTTCTGAGTCTGCTGGAAGTGAACCTAATTGACCTCTTGGCCATTTGATTCTAAACTCTGTATTCTCAGTTAAATCTTTTTCCATTAATTCTAATGTAGTTGAAATTTTATTTTGAGTTTCAATGATACCAAAATAAGCCCATGTACCAATCGCAACCATCGCAATTAATGAAGCTACTGTTTTCATCGGCATTTGAACTGATGCTTCTTCTGAAATGTTAAGTGCTGGTTTTTTCATTAGTTGTAATTATACCCTGTTGTTGGTTGATTGTTTTCTAATACATCAAATAATTTTTTATGTTGTTCCATAATCTCCTCATCTGAGTCCATCATTTTATCTATTTGATCTTCTAATTTTAAAACCTGTCTTTCTAACTTATCTACCTTATCTTCATGTACTGCTTGAATAGTTGAAAGTTCAAATGTACGAGAAAGACTCCATCCACCAAGAGCAATAAGTAATCCAACAAGTAATGTCATTAATTTATCTGCCATGCTTCCTCTTTTTTCCTAAGTAATGTTCTGATGGTTCATAATCCCATCTTTTACCATGATGTCCTCTTATATCGGCATACAACATTCTTAATTTAACTATAAGCTTTTTTATCTTTCTTGGCATTTACTTTTTCCCCATTTCCAAGTTTGAGTGATAGATTTCTTTTCTTGTAACTTATCGTTCTTACTATCTGTTTCTGTTACTCCTACTTCAACTGTTGTTTTATCAGGACATACATTTGTATTACATCCAGCTAATCCTAATATTAATAATACAAAAAATAATAATATTATAAACCATTTATCATTGAACATTTAACTTCTTCTTTTTTTTCTTCTTTTTTTTCTTCTTCTTATTTGAGTCAAAAGTATTCCAGCCTATTTCCTCAACATCTTTTTCTAATTTAGAAACTTTCTCATTTAATACTGCTACATCAGACTTTAAACCTACTGTTGTAGATAAAGACCAACCTGAAAGGGC